CCCAAAAATACTAGACCATATAGCTTCTTGTGTGGCAGCTTCTGTTGCTTTTTCCAGTGCTTTTTTTGCATCAATAACACGCCCTTCAAAGTAATCTTCCGCTGACTCTCCTGCAAATCTTCCCATTCCTGCCGCTAACGCTCCAGCTCCTACTCCACCTACAAAACCTCCAACAGCAGCTCCAATGGGCCCAGCAAAAGCACCCGCAGCCGCACCTGATTTTGCTCCAGCAATGGAAGCAGGAATAGCGGCTCCTATTTCACCTGCTACAGGTAACAAATCATAGACAGTTTCAGGGTCTTCCTCTGTAAAAGATGGTTGTTTTGACCTTTTATCATATTCCACTAAAAGTTTTTTAGCGTCCTCAGTTCTTCCGTCTTTTTTTAAACGAACAGCTTCTTCAATGACTTGTTCTCTATCTATCATATTCAATACCTGCATCTTTAAATAAACTTCTTAAACTAGAATCTGCTGACAGCCCTGAATCCTCTGAAGACAAAGTTAAAGGCGGTTTAATAAAAATATCCGCTTGATCTTTGTCTATAAAACCAAGATTAATTGCTTGATTAGTTAAATTATTAGACGCGTTAACTGTTTCTGATAAAACTTGGCGTTCTATTCTTAAAATTCTTTTTATAGTTTCTTTGGTTAATGTAATGTCTTGACCGGCAATAGTCTTCATGTATTCTCTGTCGGTATTTGACACTGAACTTCCCGAACCAAGAGCTTTAATGTTGTCCAGAACAGCCTGACCTCTTCTAGCAAAATAATCTTGAGTGTTTGAAACTTTTTCTGTAAGGTTTTCACCTCCAATTCCAAGATCTTCAGCAAGTCTACCAATTGAGAGTTTAACGTCTGCTAAAGCTCCAGTAAACATTCTATCTACAAGCTCATCAGTTTCCAAGTTTTTTTGAAAATTTAAAGAAGCATCTTCCGCTTCAGAAAGAGCTGTTTTGTAGTCTGATGCCCATAATTTAGAAAACTCTTCTCCAAAAACTTTTTTATTCATGCTGCTGTCTATTGATTGGATCACTTTAGACACTTGGGCAGCAGGAGCAAGTTCTAGTTCGCTGGGATTTACATATTTATTGAGGTCAGCCGCCCAAACTTTACCCGACTTATCTAAAGTTTTTAACATTCTTACTTTACCATCTTTACTTAAATAAGCTTGAGGAGTAGCATATTTACCTTCAGTTACTTTATTTATCTGTTCTTCGCTAAGCCCTAAAAGATCTTCTTTTGGAATATCATATTGCTCAGCTACAATATTTCTATAGCCCTCTAAACCCTGATCTGCTGACTTTGATTTTTGTTTTTCTTTTTCAAACTCTACAATAGTTTTTTGAGGCTCTTCTATGTCACCACCAGCGGACAGTGTTTTAGCTACACCATTAAGACCTAACTCTTCAGCTCTTTGTATAAGGCTTTGCCTAACTTCTAGCTGTAGCGCAGCGTTAGCAGCTTGTTCTTCTGCCGCTAAAACTCTTTGTTGGTCAGCTCGCATAATTTCTTGAGCCCTCATAATCATTGCAGATTGTATTTGAGGGTCTTGTATGTACTGCGCCCTGATTAGCATTGCTTTTGCAGAATCTACTGGTTTAGACATATCTAAATCTTTAGACTCAGCAGCTATACGTTCAGGGGTTGTCTGTAAAGAACTGGTATCAAAACCTACGTTACCAAATAAAGTGCCCAAACTACGAGCCAAAGGATCTGTAGTTCCCATTTGTTTGTATTGAGAAGCAGGCTGCATAGACCTTCTACGTCCCTCAGTGGGAGACATCTTTCCGTAGTTTCTAATGCTTTCAAATAAACTTTCTGAATACTTAGCCATAATTAAATTCCAAAAGGATTATCAAAATCAAAGTTAGGGTCAATTGTCCTAACTAAATCAAGAACACTACTACTATCTCCACCACCTACACCTAAACCACTAAGAATTTGACCAAATAAACCTTTACCACTTTGATCTCTAGCAGCAGCAGCTTGAGCTAAGGATGTAAACATGTCTCTTTCTAACTCAGCTGATCGTTGTTGTGCTTCTAACTGAGCCTGTATACCACTAAGCTCAGCTTCACCAAACATACCGGCACCTGTGCGCCTACCTATGTCCGCTATTGAAGCAATGTTAGTACCCACACCTAAAGCGTTTAAAAGCTGAGCGTCAGGAGCATAACCTGCTTGCATCATAGCCCCTAAGTTTTGCAAATCTGCTGCTTGTACCTGTCTGGGGGTCATTCTAGCTTGTGTCCCCATTCCAAACATACCTGAGGTTAGCCCCTGTAAACCAGCGGCTCTTTGAATGGCTTGTTGTTGTTCGGCCCCTGCTTGTTGCATAGCCATAAGAGACGCTTGGTTTTGAGCCTCTGCCTGAGCCTTAGCTAAAGCTAACCCTTCAGGTGTTCCTCCAAATTGTTCTGTACGAGTACCTAATCTCCCTTGAGCAGCCAAACGGTTTTCTAGTGCTAACCTTTGCCTTTCTTCTTCAGGGGACTGTAAAGCCCTTAAACGCCCATATACATCTTCTTCTCTGGCGGCTCTATCCATAGTACCCGCATCTAAAGCAGCTTTCTGTGCGTTGGTCATTAAACCACCAACACCGCCATAAGCTTGTTGCGCTAACTGCTCATAAACAGGATCATAAGGAGCAGCAGATTGTCCCGCTAACTGACCGGCACCTCCAAACAAAGTCTCTTGTAAAGCTTGTTGTTGAGGACTTAGTGTTGTAGTAAAACCACCTTCAGGGGTAGTTGCAGCACTTCCAACACCCGTAGTTACAGTAAAAGGCTGAAACTTAGTTTGGTCTAGTCCTTTCTGAGCAACAGCGCTGGCTTCTGTAGCCGCCGTTGTTCCCATAGCTTCTAAATCTTTCTGTGCTTTTTGTATACCAGCTACAGTAAGACCAGTAGAAAACAAATCATCGTACCAAGCCATTAGTAAGTACCTCCAGTAATTGTTCCAGCAGTCAACGTACCACTAACATTTAATGTAGGTATCGTAACGGTGCCTGTAAAAGTTGGGTTATTAGTGTCTGCTTTTGATGCCACTGCCGTAACAAGTGCGTCAAATTCAATGTCAAAGTCAGCCCCTTTGATAATCTTCGCTGCGTTGCCCGTAGGAAGAGTATCTTTGGCTGTAAAGTTTGTAGTCTTTGTATAATTGCTCATTAGATCATCCTACCTATTAAAGCTTGAATATTAACTTCCTGCAAAGATAAAGCGTTTTGATTTATAGTAGCATCCATACCTATGGTTACTACCGTCCCTGAACCTGTTGTTTTAGTCTTTGGTCTGTCCACAATAATTGAAGCACTGTATTCTGCCCACTTAGAAGTAGGACGAGCTACAATATCGCTTTCATATTCCGAAACACCAAAGTATCCTGTTTTACTTCCAGAATCAATAGTTACAATCTGTTTAGCATACGCCTGAGTATAGTCGTAACCCCAGTTAATAACTACTTGTGCTCCCTGACCGCCTATGAAAGTCATTATTATTTCTTTTAAAATCTTTAGCCGTGATGTATCCCCAAAGGACAACGGGTTACTAAAGTAAGACATATCATAAGACTGTCCGTAATCCTGATAGTTACTGTAAGTAGCAATACCGTTAGTGTTGCCTACGTACAGAGTACCGTCCTGTAGCCTCTCTAAGCCCCTCAGAGTTGTGTCTGACCATGTAGTAACCCTATGGGAGCCATCCTCCAAAACAGTCCTCATATCAAAGCAATAAACGTACTTTGAGTCAGAGAAAGACAGTAAGTAAAAAGCTTCCTCAGGGCTGTATATAGACCTTAGGGGGCTGTTGACTTGTTGCGTGTTAATGTAAAGTAAATCATTACGAACATTCTTACTGATGTCCCTAACGGGCATTGACTTTTCTTGTATAGTCCTACCAAAACTTCTTAAGCCTTCACTGGACATAAATACTAAGTCAGTACCTGTAGATTGAACAGTGTCTCTGTCAATACAACCAACATTAGCTATGGTGTCCGTTAAAGACATTGTAGATGGGTCTGTGGCTCCTTGATAAACAACAATGGAGTTTTTACCAAATATAATAAAGAATCCGTTATGGGCGGCTAAAGCCACAATCTCATCCAAACCATTAGGCCATACCTTACTAATGTCCAAAGAACCTGTGGAACCTCCAGACCATGCAGAGCCGTCAAGCAAGTCAGACCAATAGATAGTGGACTTGTCAGCGGAAAAGTCTGCAACCCAAAGTCTACCAAAGGCTGCTAACACTTCATGAGCCTGTGGTGGAGTACCTGTAGCATGAGTATGGGAAGACATCTTTTCTACAACACCTGCATGAGCAGAGTACATCAAAGGCTCGTACCCTCTTTGAAACATATAAAGATGGTCATTAAAGTTTACCATCTTCCAGTTGTTAGCTGTAATTGTGTAGGCTGCGGGGGTAGCGTCAGTAAGACTGGTAGTGCCTGTGAATATTTTATTGTTACCCGCTGAGATAATAACATTGTTACCAGTGGGGTTAATGTACTCCTTGATAACCTCAAGCCCGTTACTACCGTCTATAGGTGTTGTGCTTGTAGTTACAGCCGTAAAGCCTTTACGAGAACCTATACGTCCGTATTGGTCAATAATACAGTTATCAGCAATTGACGCATAGGAAGCGTCCAGCGTAATAGGAGAGTCTTGAGTATTAAGACCCCTAAAGGCTGGAGCAGCAATCGTTATATTTTGTCTGTCTTGAGCCATATTAGACTGCCCTATAAACCATTTCTTCTGGGTGTTTATAAGCGTCCAAAGCTATTGCATCGGACAAATAATTTTCAGCAAAACCTAACAGCTCTCCTGCTGACCTACCTCCAGTTTCTCCTCTTTCTCTGGCTGCTAAAGCCAACGCCATGTGTAGTACAGGCATGTGAGGGATTAAAAGATTGTCTGTATCTGCACTTAAGTCTGGATTACGTTGTACGCAGTTCACACGGATGGTATAAACTGCATTAGGAATAGGATACAAATCTATCTGCGTGTCTCCGTTGGAGTCTACACCGTTAAAGTTGTAGAACGTAGGGCTTGACTTTGGGGGAGTTTGGTTTAGAAAAGCATTGTCCATCCAGTGAGTGTCTTTGTAAGTCATAAACCAGTTAGACGTATCATTAATAACGTCAATGATTTTAATCCTATTACCACTGCCTACAAGCACATAGTTAAAGATGTCCGCTGTGGTTGAGATAGTTAAAGTAGTCCGTAAAGCAGACCAATCCCAAGCGTCCTCAACGATTCTTTTAGCGTCATTAACTAGATCACCTATAAGAAGTGAATAAGGGTTTTGGTCTACTGCGGAAACCTGATCTTCTCTGAGTCTCCGTAGGACTCCGTTTACTAATTCTAAATATGTCATCTTATATTCCTAAGAGGATTATAGTCTATAAAATCAAAAAGCCTAACTTTACCCATATCTACAGGAGTATAGCCTAAATCTATAGGAGCAAAAGGTTTTCTAGGGTCTGAGCTAAACATTCCACCTACAGCAGCTAAACCAGCAGCGCCTCTTCCACCTCTTTCGCCTTGATCTCCTTGCTCGCCTTGATCTCCTTGCTCGCCTTGATCTCCTTGCTCGCCCTGTTCTCCTTGCTCTCCGTCCTTACCATCCACTCCATCTACACCATCTATTCCATCTACACCATCTACACCATCTACACCAT